AACCAAGAAAGCCAGAATTTAAGGGTATGACTGTTCTTAGAGTTGGCTATATTAATATTGCTGACATAGAAGACCGTAAAATCACGAATATAGCTCGTGCGGGGGGGTTGTTGGGAGTACCAGTTACAAAGTTTGAAAAACTTATCAAAAATGGTACATATGAACCTTGGCATAATATTCCTCCAGTTGTTATCAAATTACCAAATGGTATGTATGAATTAGTTGCTGGCGATCACAGGTTACAAGCTCACATCGGCCAAAAAAAGACAGAGTTTTGGGTTGCTGTTGTAGTATTTGATTCAAAATCAAACCAACTATATTATCAGTCAGTAGAAAATAAGAATGATTTATCCTATGTCGCAACACCAAGGACACTAGATGATATCGTTAATTCTGCGATACACATACTAAAAGAATGCGGCTATGTGGATGGAAAGTTTCCAACGAGCAACTATGTGTGGACAGTTGTTAACCAGTTACAAATTTCTACTGAGGAAGCCTCTAAGACTAGCGTACATTCGCTGATAAGGAAAAAAATTGGTTCAACTACTAAAGATGTTAAGGGGTATGACGCAAAAGGTGCTGCTCGGAAAGCAAATGAAATTCATACCAACTCAGGTAACTCATCAATTTCAATGTCAGCTGAAATGTACAAGAATGTTTCTGGTGTCACTGGTGATACAGATTTAAGGTTATTTGCCAAGATTTTTGCAGATAAAGAACAGAATGGGGCTGCATCACCATACTGGGTATATGGCCACTGGTCAGGATTAGATGGAGAAAAGATTCCTAAAGCTCGTATTAATAAACAAGCATATTGGACAAATATTGAAAATACTATAAGGGGGTGGGCAATAATTTTAAACTCAAAAGAATATGTTTCACCTATTCTAAAACCCTTACCACAATTAAGTGATGAATATAATGATTAATAAATTCACAGCAGTAAGAACAAAAAAATTAGTAGATGCTTATGATATAATGACAGGTGGAATTGCATCTGGTAAATGGTCAAAATCTTCTGCATCTCTTTATTCAACGTCTAATGAGTCCAATGGTAAAGCATATGAGAGAGTTTTTTATGACAATGTGGCAAATATTCGGTCTGGTTGGGTGTCTAAAAAGTATATGCATACAGATAATAAATCTAAGTATACTACATATGATCACATGAACAAACCACAATTTGGTGGTAAATTCCTTATGGACAATCCAGATATTTGGTGTGATTCTTTTGATAAGTTTCTAGAGTGGGCAATGATATTTTCAATGGTAATCGGTGTAACAAAGAAAGAAAATACTAAATTACGCGTTGATACATTGTACACCCCTCTAGAAGAATCATATGCAGCTGCAGGAATAGAACTATTTCAAGAGGCCGGAATAGGATATAATGCTACACCATATGACCCATTTAAAGATTTACCAGAAATATTTAAAGATTACCAAAAAGAGTATTTAAAAAAATATATATGATTGACAAACTACTAGAGAATGAAATCAGTAAAGTATCTGATTCTGACAAATGTGCAGTGTTACTGAGCGGGGGTGTAGACTCCATCTCAGTAGCATTTGCTGCACAAAGACTTGGTAAAACAATACACGCATATAGTTTCTGTTTAGATACACATGAGTCATATGACTACATGAAGGCTAAAGAGATTGCTGAAATCTGTAAGTGGGAATTTACAGGTATTAAAGTTCCAACTAATAATCTGGTTGAAGATTTTCATAAACTAGTAAAATTAGATTGTAAAAAGAAAACGCACTTTGAGTGTGTATATCCATTTTTATATGTATATCCAGAGATAAAAGAAAAGTATGTATTATCGGGTTGGGGTGCTGATGGTTTCTACGGAATTAGTAAGAAGGCACTAATAAATTATAAACACACACAAGAGCTTTTTGATGAGTTTAGAGACAATTACTTTAAACCTGATATGCGAGCAGGTTATAATTGGCACAAGAAAATATCTGATGAGCATGAAAAGATATTTGTTACACCATACCTTGACGATAGAGTAAAACAGTTTTTCTACAGCAAGAGCTGGGATGAGTTGAACAAACCATATCAAAAGCACCATGTAAGAGATGCGTTTCCTCAATTTAAATTAATAAAAAATGTAAAAAAACACTTGAATTTACAGATAGATTCTGGTATAATAAACTTGTTTGAAACATTAATTAATAACAAAGAAATAAATTTTAAGAGAAGAACAAGAGTGATGGATATTTGTAGAGATTGGAACGTGCTAAATAATACAAATACTTTAGAGGAGTTTTTTGTATGAGTTACAAACCGTATAAGTTACAAGACGTACATGATGCATCTGCACAAGAGAAGTTTACAGTCATATCAACATTTGCTGGTGGTGGTGGCTCATCTACTGGTTATAGACTTGCTGGTGGTAAAGTACTTTGTGTAAATGAGTTTGTAGAGGAGGCCGTAAACACATATAGAGAAAACTATCCAGATACCCCTATTCTGCCAGGCGATATTAAAGCACTTACTGGTCAAGATTTTCTTGACGCAGCTGGTGTTGGTGTTGGTGAGATTGATATTCTAGATGGTTCACCACCATGTTCTGCATTTTCAGTTGCAGGTAAATTATCACATAATGTACATGAAGAAGAACGTGTTGACTTATATGGTAATGTTACAATGGAAAAGATAAGTGGCAAACACTCTGATGGTTGGGGTCAAACTAAGAATTACTCTGACGGTAAGACAGTAGAGAATATTGAAGACCTATTCTTTGAGTTTTTGCGTGTTGCAGAAGAAATCAAACCAAAAGTTATTATTGCAGAAAATGTAAAGGGACTTACGATTGGTGAAGCAAAAACAATGTATAACAAGATACTGAAAACCTTTGAGAAAATTGGTTATGAAGTGTGTGCTCAAGTTTTAGACAGTCGTTACTATGGAGTATCACAGACTAGGACAAGGGTTATCTTTATTGCAGTTCGTGAAGATGTTGCTGAAGCTGTAGGGTTAAACTTTATGACTCTGTCAAGTATATTCCCAGAACCAAGTCGTGAGGTTATCCCAGTAAAGGATGTAATGGCTGGCCTAGAATATGATGATGAAGAAGTGAAGTATCTAACAGAGAAGTTTACTAATACTGCGTACTGGAAGCAGACAGGAAGTATCATGCCAGTTGACCCAGATAAAGTCCTTACTGGTGGTGATTATCATCCCAAAGGTCATCACTTCAATCTTAAAAGATTATCACAGTATGCACCAGCACCAACCATTACAGCAATGGGTAGTGCAGACACAACAGCAGGAGCATTTCATTGGATTGAACCAAGAAAGTTAACTCTTGGTGAATTAAAACGTATAATGACATTGCCTGATGATTTTAAATTAACTGGTAAGTGGAATCAAAAGGCAGAACGCTGTGGTCGTATGGTGCCTCCATTGATGATGCAGAAAATTGCTGAGTCTGTTTATGAGAAAGTATTGGAAAAATATAATGGCTGATTTTACATTTGCACCATTTAATAAGCCCAGGGCTGATTTTACATTTGCACATAGAGAAGAGGGTTTTGATGAACACATTGAGCATTCTATTCGTGGGTACACAAACTTATTAGACGATATTGTAAATTACTCTCGTTATTTCGTAGAGGATAACACAAATGTTATTGATATTGGTTGTTCCACAGGCAAAGTAACATTGAAAATGTTAGACTCAAACAAAGACCATTGTAAAGATGCAAGGTATGTTGGTGTAGAGATAGCAGAAGGGTTTTTTGATGACCTAGATAAAAGACAGAAGGAAATAGAAAAACAATTTCCTTGGGCCAACATTGAGTTTATCAAAGACGATATTTGTAATTATAAATTTGAGAACTGTTCTTTAGTTACCTCTGTATTTACTTTACAGTTTATGCCTAAAAGACATAGAGAAAATGTAATACAAAATATTTATGACGGATTAGTTACTGGTGGTGCATTTATCTTTGCAGAAAAAACTATAGCTCAGAATTCATTAATACAAGACATGATAACATTTAATTATTATGATTACAAAAGACAAAACTTTGAGTGTAAAGATATTATGGATAAAGAAAAAACACTTAGACACATGATGAAACCTAACACATGGAGAGAAATTGAAGACATGTTATATACAGCTGGATTTAAAGATGTACAACCATTTTGGCGTAATCATATGTTTGTTGGTGCAATTGCTATTAAATGATGAAAGATAAAGTCATAGAACAACTCAAGACCGTATCAGACCCAGAGATATCCCTTGATATCGTAGAACTTGGTCTGATATATGATATTGCCTTTGATGGGACACAATGTAATATATTAATGACCCTTACAACAGCATGGTGCCCAGTCGCACAAGAAATGCCAGTATGGGTAAAAGAGGCGGCCATGAAGGTAGAAGGAATTGATACATGTGAAGTAACAGTCACATTTGAACCGCCATGGACAAGAGAGAGTATAACAGAAGAAGGACAATTAGAATTGGGACTATTATAATGATAAAACGCATACATGTCAATCAACACATCATTCGCAGAAACTTCAAACAAAACGAGAACAAACCTGTGCTCACGGTAAAGACGAGTAAGAG